CTCGCGGCAAACGAGCTACACGCGGTGCTCAGCGTCAAGATGAGTCCGTTCGGAGAGTTCGTTCTGGTCGAGATCGTCAAGCGCCCGATCACGGAAGGGGTGATCTAAGTGGCGACTCGTGGCGGCCCCACTCGTCAAGATACCTACACCGTCACAGTGACGGTCTTCCGCCCGGAGAACCCGGCAGTCCCGATGATCAAGGGAGTCTGGGACAAGATGTCGGGCGGCGAGGTCGATTCGGCCGAGAACAAGTACAACGAAGGCGGCATGGTAGATCCCACGTCGCTCGGAGGGCGCAGGACAGTAGGCAACGTTACCGTCCAGCGTCTCTATCGTCTCGGTCGAGATCATGATGCTGCTCAGTCGTTGATCAACGCCGCTGGTCGGGCAAAGGTTACGATCAGCAAGCAGCCCATGGACATCGACGCAAACGTGTACGGAGATCCCATTGTCTACAACGGAACGCTGAAGCGCGTTTTGTTCCCGGAGGTTGACTCCACGGCAGACAGTGAGGGTCTGATCGAGCTGGAGATCACGGTGGACGGATACCCGACTGCCTGATCGCATTCAAGGGAGGGAGCAGAAGTGGAGATCGAAGAACCAACCGCAATCGAAGTAGCATCGGATACGGAAGGCGCGCTCGGCCCGCAGTCGCTTATGGAGCAACTGCGGGCCAAGCGTCAGGAAATTGCCGATACAAAGGACATCAAGATCCCCGTTCCGATGTACGAGGATCTGGGTCTTCAGGCGCAGTACCGCTTAATGGATCGTCACGAGGTCGAAGAGGTAGGCAAGAAGAATCGGAAGACGACAAAGAATCGTGGAGACTTTCAGATGAACGTTCTCTGCGATGTCATCATCAACGCTTGTGAGGGCTTCTATGTTCAAGTCGGTGGGGAGACCGTTCCGCTCACCAATGGAGATGATGGGCCTCACATCACAAGATGGGACGAGCTGGCTGTGTTCTGCGGAGCTACAGCAGACCAGGCATCGTCGGCCCGATCATCGCTGTACTACATGTTCGGCAACAACGAGTTTGCGATCGGCAACCACGGGATTAGTCTCAATCGATGGTTCGGGAACACGGGCGTCGAGGTTGATGCAGACTTCTTGGGGGAAGCGGGGCTGTAACGCAAGATGAGATCAACACAGCAGCTCGTGTTGCACTATCTGGACAGAATCCGTTTCGATTCCTCCATGAGAAGGATCCATTCTCCAGATCAGTCATACAAGCTATTGCTGACGAACATCTTGCGTTACAGCGCAAACTCGCAGACGAACTAGCCCATAAGATCATCAATGCCCTTCAAAAAGCAATGCCGAAGTAGGGAGTCAGAGTGTCGGTAGGAGGCAACGCGAGAATCCAGATGGCCCTTACCGGGCGAGCTCAAGTCGTGGGCGGCTTGAAGCAAGTCGGTGGGCAGGTAGGCGCGCTCGCGAAGGAGACCGCTGTGTACAACGCGCAGGTTTCCGAAGGACATCGTCGCACATGGTTGATGAACCAGGCGCTGTTCACGATGCGTCGCTTCGCATATGCCGGCACTTTGGCCCTTACTGCTCTCGGTGCGATCGCAACCAAGACCGGACTTGCCTTCAATATCTCGATGGAGCAGAATAGAATCGCAATGGGGCATTTCCTCGGAGGAACCAAGGAGGCTAACAGCGAGTTAGCATACTTGTACGAACTAGCCGCTCGTACTCCGTTCGAATTCCAGCAAGTCGTGAATGCTGAGCGCCGGTTTCTTGCGTTTGGTTTCTCGGTTGATGAGGCGCGAAACGCACTCTCGACTATCGGTGACGTAGCTGCCGGTCTCGGCGGCGATCCTGCAGACAACATCGAGCGTCTCGTTCTAGTGCTCGGGCAGGTGCGAGCTACCGGCCGTGTCCTCGGGCAGGACATGCTTCAGTTGCAGCAGCTTGGTATTAATACCAACCAAATCTTCCGCGAGGAGCTAGGTCTCACCCGTGAGGATCTCAAGCAAGGCGTGGGAGAATTGCAGATCCCATCTGAAGTCGCGATTCCTGCGTTGCTGAGGGGAATGCAGAAGCAGTTCAAGGGAATGGCGGAGCAGCAGTCAAAGACTCTCGGCGGTATGCTCTCGACTCTGCATGATTACACGGCACAGTTGCTGGGTGCTCTCACCATGCCGATCTTCCTAGATTTGCGAAATAGAATCGTTCCTGGCCTCATCGATTTGAACAAAGAGATGAGCTCAGCCGCCAAGAGCGGCGCGACCTGGGCAGATATGATGGAGATTGTCGATAGACATATCGGCGCTCATGGTGCTCTCGCTCGTACCTGGCGCATTCTCGCGAACATTGGATCTTCACTCGCTGAGATTTTCAACAATGCTGTCAAGCCTGCTCTCATCTTTGTCTCTGCAATTCTCGCCGTCACTCTGTTGCCAGCGCTCGAAGCTCTGAGTCGAGTCTTGCTCTTCGTAGCAGACCATTCGACTATCCTCGCTCCGCTGATCGTGTATCTGACGATGTCATTCCTCATCTACAAGACCGCCGTAATGATCAGCGTTCTTTGGACTATGCGACAGGGATTGGCATGGAAGCTAGCGATTCTCTCGGGGATGAAGTTTGGCGGTGGCATTAGGTGGATGACTATTTGGATCTACAGAGGCATCGTAGCTCTACGGGGTTGGGCCTTCGCGACAGTTTTGGCGCGCAGCTCTCTCGGGACGTTCACTGGTCGTGTCCTGCTTCACAATAGCATCATGGCTCGATTCATTCGAGTGATGTTCCTAGCTTCGGCCGCGACCCGAGCTTGGGCTGCCTCTCTGTGGGTAGTTCGAACTGCAATCTTCAACATTCCGGTAATCGGATGGATCCTTGCAATCATCGCGGCGATAATCGTCTTGGAAGTGAAGTTCCACATCATCCAGAGGTCGATAGAGAATCTGTGGAATCTTCTCATCCGATTTCGTAGCTGGATTCTTGGGAACAAGATCAGCTGGGACGATTTCCTGCCGGGCTCTGGATTCTTCGACAAGTTGAAGTTCATCCCAGGCTTCCAGGGCATGGGCCTAGCATACGAGGGGATCAAGCGAATCCCCGGTCTCGCCGGTGGCGGGCATGTGACGAGCGGAGGGGTGTTCGCGGTTGGAGAGCGTGGCCCGGAACTCGCGATGCTCCCGACGGGGTCAGCCGTTAGTCCTATGGGAGAGAACGCGGTGCCATTGTCGGGGGAAGGGATGAACATCGACATCACTCTTCGCAATATTATGGAGATGGATGGAGACGTGCTAGAGGAAAAGTTGTCAGTCATTAGACTCAACAAAAAGGCTCGCTCGTGAATCTCTATACTTTCAAAGCTTCGAACGGAACAACCGTCAGCGCACGGCGAGGAGAACTACCGCCCAAGATGACTGGCGGCGGTGGCGGTTGGGAAGTCGAACCCCGCCCGCGTCGAGTCGGTTTGACACTTTGGAAAGGTCGCGAGCCCTATCGCATGGACGTGCCGATCCTCTTCGACGGACACGCTCTGGGCAAGTCTGTCGAACAGTCGATCGCAAAGCTGAACCAAATGCACATCGGATCTGATCTGAAGCAACCGCCTACGGTGATGATCGAGGGCGGCGTTCCTGTCAAGGGGATTCGTTGGGTGATCGAAAATATCGAGTGGGGCGACCACGTGTACTGGGTGAAAGGCGGACAAGGGCCATTCAGGACGAGACAAGATGCGGTCGTAAAGCTACTACAATACAATCCTGAAGTTCGCGTCTCCGTTCGCCGTGATAGCACGACTCGTCCAAACAGGTACGTGACCAAAGCCGGAGATACCCTGCGTTCGATCGCGAAGAGTTTGTACGATGACGCGATGAAGTGGCAGTCGATCGCTACTGCCAATAACCTCCGCATCCCAGGTACACAAAAGCTAACCGCCGGCAAGACCTTGAGGATTCCCTAGTGGCTGCTCCTTCTAAATCTCTCGTGGCATCCAAGCTGGAACTTTCGCGTCTCGATCAAAGTGCGATCCAACAAGAAATCATGGGAAAGGATCTTGACCTTGAGAATCTCCTGATCTACTTCAAGAGCAAGATCCGATTCTCTGCAGTCGATCTTGTTCTTGATGCCCGTGTCAATCGAACGATCGAGGGAGCGAGTACGCTAACGATCACTTTGAACGATCAAGAGCGAAGCGTTCTGCGCTCGGGCTATCTCGCGAATAAACTCGATATTCAAGTCGATGGTCTTTGGTTTCGTCTTGTCAAAGTGCAAAAGACAGGTGACAAGATAACGCTCACCTTCGAAGACCGAGAGATCGCCATTTTGCGTACGTATCAGGATAAGAAGGTTCGCAACAAGCCGACGAAGATCGCCAAGCGCGCGCTCGCGACACGAGCGGAGTTTGTCTTGAATCTCATCAGAGAAGTGAAGGAGTTCAAGATTCCAGTAGTGATCCCGGAGTTGCATCAAGTTCAACCGATCGAGTCGGAGGCAGATCTGCCTGGTGAGTTCGATGTCGTCGTTAACAAGACCAACGGAATTGCGTACGATGCAGCTCGACCCGACACGACGCAACATGGCGTTCGCGAGGGAACTACAACCAGAGGGGAAGATCCTAACAGATTCGTGCCAGGGATCACTGATTTCCCGAGCGCTGCTAACAGAGCTGCTGGCGCACGAGGGGCTCTCACAGTTAAGGGGCAAAGGCCCAGCAACGATCAGATCAATATGGCGAATATCATCCTTTCCGTCGGCGGGTCAATGGGGGTGCCACGTAAGGTTCTTGTTTGCGCCATCATGACGGCGATTACCGAGTCCAGTCTTACGAATCTCGCTGGAGGCGATGCAGATAGCGTTGGTCTTTTCCAGCAACGCGGCAATGGTGCGTGGGGGACTCTTCGTGATCGAAGGGATCCTGCCACTAGTGCGCGGATGTTCTATTTATCAGCGCTTAAGGCACATGCTGAAGACCCAACTCGTCCATACTGGGATCTCTGCGCTACCGTGCAGATACCGCGAGAAGATTTGCGAGACGAGTACGACAAGTGGCGAGTCGAGGGAGATAGGTTTGTTACCGCCTACGGAGTAGTAGGGGGAGACATCGAGTCCGAAGCTGCTGCCGCCAACAACTCCTTTTCGCCTACTGCCGACTCTGGGGACTACTTCTACTACAGAGGCGATCCACAAGACGGAGGGAAGACTTGGAAGCCGGAAAATAGCTGGACCTGTATTCAGAGGTTGGCCAATGAGGTGGGCTGGAGGGCTTTCTTCGTCTCGGGACGGTTCTACTTCATCACTGAAGATGATCTGTTGAAGTCGAAGCCATTGATGACGATCCAGGAGTTTGACGAGGGAGTCGAGACAATCGACGGCGACTATGACAACGGCAAGAAAGCGGCCACCGTTACGTTGCGAGTTCGAGTCGGTCGTTGGACTGCTCCTCCTGGTGCGGTAGTCGTTTTGAGGGGAATGGGTCCATGGAATGGTCGTTGGTTGGTGTCTACGTTCGAACGCTCTCTCTTTTCCAGTCTCGCCGACATCACCCTAAAGAAGAGATCCCCCAAATTGCCTGAGCCTTCAAAGAACGCTGTCGAGCCGTCAGACTCGGGAGGATGGGGCTCTCCGGGCGACGCCCAGTTGCAACAGCAAACAGTCGGTCTTGCTGGCTCACCGTTCCCTTACGCAGTAACGAAGGACATGGTGATCTCTACTCCTGCGCAGCACAAGACTCGCGCTTTGGGCAACTGGCAGAGCGATGACGCCTACGACATCAAGGCAGAACCGGGAACTCCCGTCACTACTGTCGTCGCCGGAACGATTGTTGCTATCAATTTGAGCCGTCAAGACTTACATGAGGGCAACGTCTTCGGCGCTCAGGTTACAATAAAGGGCGATGATGGCGTTAGCTATTTCTACACGCACATCGAGGCAGTGCCAATCTCTTTCTCACAGGGGACAAAACTCTTCAAAGGACAGCAAATAGGCCGAGTCACGCTATGGACCAGTAGCCCAGACGGAACGCACCTTCATATCGGATCCGATAGCTTGCTAGCTCTGGAGGCTATTTTCTTTGATGGGGTTAGAGTATCATGAGCCTCTACGATGAGCTTAACGAGACTCCCAGGATGAGTCGCATCTGGCGAGGTATAATCGCTGATAATGTCGGTGACTTTGCCGATAGATGTTCGGTCATCATAGCCGAGCTCGATCCAAAGCTCAAAATTGACAATTGTAGGTGGCAGAGCAGAGATGCAACTAGTCTGCCTGCCCGATCCGATCCGTGTCTTGTAATCTTCGACAATGACAGGCAGCCTTGGGTGGTAGCCTGGTGGCCGTTCGCATAGGAGACAAATGCCCCACGTAGATATCCCTCATCTCGATTTGCCCTTTCATTACCATACCCATCAGGGGATAGTGACTGTGGCTACAGTCGAGCAAGATTCGATGTCCGATATCGCTAACTGTGTCGAGACAATCATGCTCACCCCGATCGGATGGAGGGATGAGGCTCCGACTTTTGGCTCGCCCAATCTTGCATTCCACAAGTTGCCGATCGGCGTCAATACTGTCGAGCAAACTGTAGCCGAACAAGAGCCTCGCATTACGATGCTCATCTCAGAAGAGCCCGATAAGCTCGATCAACTTGTCGATCGCATCAAGATCGAGCTGAAGGGTCGAGAGGGGGAGGGTAGTTGAGTAGTTACATTAGCTTCCCGATCAGCCGAGACCCCGATGAGATTCTTCAGGAGGCATACGACTTTCTGAAGGCGCGAGTTCCGGGCTGGGTAGAGAACGATGGCAACCTCGATACTTGGCTCTTGCAGATCAATGCTGCGCAGGCGTCAGATCTTCTCAGGATTGCCACCGATGTCCCAGACACAATTTTCCGTTATCTCGGTCGAGCATTGATCGGTTTCCCAGATGTTGTTGCTACTTCTGCTAGCGTCACCAGCACTTGGACGATGCGGGACAACGCTGGGTATACGATCCCCGAAGGGACACAAGTAGGAATTCCAAATGCCAATAACGATCTAGTGGCATTCGCCGTGACTTCTACGGTTATTGTACCTTCTGGCTCGACAGTAACGGTTGCAGGCGGTGTCTCTCTTGTAGCGATCATTCCGGGTGCAGACGGATCTGCCCTTGGCTCTCCGGGGTCGGCAGTCACTCTGCTCGATCCTTTGGAGTACGTCACTTCGATTGTTCAAGTAGCTGCTACCACGGGTGGAGTCGATACGGAGACTGACTCGGAGTATCGGGACAGACTTACGCGTCGTCTTCGCCGCTTGTCTACAAGGCCGATCCTCCCCGTAGACTTCTCCGACATGGCACAGGAGATCGTAGGCGTAGCGCGTGCCGTAGCAATTGACGGGTTTATTCCTCCCTCTAGCTTCAACCAGGAG